TCTGTCTCAAACAACAGAATAGAAAATGTATCTCTTGTCGGCTCTAAATACGTCTCAGGTGTACAATACAATACAGATTTAACGGCAAAATACAAAGTTGATATCAACAACATGTACAAAAATGTCTTCCCGTCAGATAGCAACACTATAACTTTTAGCCCAACACTTTCTGACTCTCCATCAGCACAGTCTGTACCTGATATCGGAGGTTCAGAAGATTATACGAAAGTCCTAGGAGTGACTGCGAGTGTAAATTATGCTGGAACATATTTGCTGAATGGGACAATAGGTATGGGTGTAAACGCGACACATCCCCTCAAAGGCAATTTAACAAATGCAGGTGCAGCCACAATAACCGGAATGCTTATAGACGCCAACACAAGTTCTCCAAACTCAAATCTTTCTGAGACCTTTGAAGATGAAGATTTTCGAATCTCTTCTGGGTCCTATGCTACACAGGGCGCCGTTGGTTCTGGAACTTGGAATTCAACCGCTCATATGACTGCTTCTGGTTTGGCTGGTCACGAAGACGGTATGTTATTGTACAACCGAAGACTTTACAACCCGAAAGACGCAGATATACCAAACGCTGGAAATTTCTCAACGCTAGCAAATGTGGAAAGCGGTCAGCCAAATTATAATGGAATCAGTGGAATTAGAACATATTTTAGAAAAATACAAAATACCTCTGGTGTTTCTATCCGAGATCTCAAAATTACATCCCAAAAGAGTGGATTTAAGTTTAATGTCGATACTCAAGCACTTGACACTAACGATTCTCATTTCTATATCAAAGCACCGGGTTCAACTGGTTGGATGAATATAACAGAAAACTTTGTATACGGATCAACATCGGATGGAGATGGTGGACTAATTAACGGTGCCAATAATAATTCCAATAACACAGGAACAGGTAATTCTGTACACTGTGTTACATTTGGAACACAATCTGTTGCTGATGATGATTATGTACTAGTCAAAATAGAAACCAATGGAATGCAAGGGCACATAGCGCAATTAAGCTTCCAACTGGGTGCATCCGCTGAAACTGCCGCGACTCCACAAGTCTTGTCTGATATTGATGCTAATGATACTGGAACGGCTGCTAAGTTATCCTTCGGCTCATCAAACGGAGTAACCGGCTATAGTAATGTTGCTGGTTCCGGTATGGGATCAATGTCCACATTTAATTCCAATGGAGACTACACAGTATCTGGAAACAGAAGAGGTATTTTCTCCGCTGCCCCGACAATTGATGGGGATATAAATGATGCGATCTCCGGAGATGGAGGAAGTGATTATCCAGCCAAGGCTTTCTATAATGCTTACTCAGGCTCTTTGGTGATGGAAGTAAATGGCTCTGAAGTACATACTGTAGATTTATCCAGCACCTTATCAACAATCAATACTACAAACGGTAATGGCTCCAGATTAAATGTATCGGCAGTCAGTTTCTCCACAACCTCGGATACTGTTCCGGATTATCGAAGACCATATAGAACAGGAACATATGAAATAGATGCTGACGATCAACGAGCTGGTTGGAATTATGCGAGATTAATCCATAGAACATCCGGAGATGCAACTACAAATTATGTTGAATGGGTTGTGGATGCCTCTGGTGCTGTCGATAATACAGCTGTAAACACCCCAGTATTGTCTGACTTTAATCACAGCGATATATATTACCAATCAGGTATCAAGTACTTTGCATCCAGACCTTCTGCTAGCTTTGCTTATACCGGATCTAATTTTTATAGCAATGTATACAGCAATGCTTCAGATGCAATTTCCTTTGGAACCACAACAAACTGCTCAGTCACAAACATTAGAGCTGTGGGTGATGGACTTACTACATTTGATTCTGGTGTATCACAGGCATCAATGCCGGCATTAGATAATGGTGCAGATTGCGAGACAACCACAATACAAGTTACCGGTACTGTTTTATTTGATAATCTTACCTCAATAAGTGGAGGTTTGGGAATCTTTACAAAACGAGACATCTCTGTTGCCTCCACTCTAAAGCACCCCTTTAAAACAAACAAAACAACTTCAGCCGTCTCGAAGACCGCGTTTATGGTTTATTCCGGATCAATTGGGAGTACAAGCTTAGGTACCCAAGAATACTTCAATACAGAGACTTATCGTATTGTTTCCGGAAACTACGCTAACCAAGCAGCGGTAATAGACGCTGGTAATGCGTGGAACTCACAAACTCCAATGAACGGAGACAATGTCCATGGAGACGGAATGGTAACTGCTAATGGGTTTGCTATTTCACCGTTCCAAATTGGAAAAGCCGGAGATACTAGAAATAACGCAGAAGGTACAACCGGTCTGCAGGCGCCCGCAGGAAATCCAAATTACTCAACATTATCTGATGATACAAGAACATTTTATAGATACTTTAGATACACTGATGCATCAACAGTTGCTAGTTTTACCCTGACTCTATACGGAGACGCCACTATGGTAGGTAAGTCTGGTACATACGCTGCTTCTTTGGGAGCAAATAAAAATATTTTTGTCGAACTTAAAATACCATATGATCCAAATTATTCTGGTGCCGATGATCAATCTACTGATTGGGCAGATTGTGCTAAGATCTTTGAAAGCAGTGCTCAGCCAAATATACTGGGTGCCGGTATTAGAGCTGGTAGTTTCTCTGGTGAAGATCAGACAGTAGACTCTAACGGACTAGCTCTCTCTCTGACGTTGGGAACAAGAAGAATTAAACAAAATCAATATGTACTTGTTAAAGTTTCCGCCCATAAAGACTGGATAGGGTATCTCTCTAGAATACAGGTGGCGTACTAATGGCTAAGACGAATGTAACAGCAACGCAGTTCGCTGCTAAAAAACTGCTTGGTAAGACACAGGTAAGACCTTCTCTTACGGATGCACAAGAAGCATATCCTTCGAATGTATCTGTCCCGGGAGCAGGTGTATTTGCCGAGAGTATTCCTAGAGAACCCGGAACAGCTTTTTACACACTTTACTCTGCGTCTGCTGGTGCGCCTGCAACAGTTGAAAAGGTTTATTTTGATTGTGTTGCGATTTCTGATGGGTTTTACGATGCAGATGCCGCTTCTGGTGATGGTGGTGATGAATCACAATCTGCTGGGAATCACGCGTACTATCTAAAATTACCATCTGCTTATCAAACAACTTCTTCAAATCCAAACAAGGGAGCAGGAGCTTTTCTTAACGATCAGCGTGTTTATCTTTCCGCTGGTGGCTTACAGTTAATTCCCCCATTCGCGACCGATGCTGGACTGCCCGGTGCGAGTGGTAACAACCAATATTATGTGGAGCTTTATACCGGAGACCCTACTAACCCTTCAAATAAGATCTCTTCCACAGATGCGATTGATTGGCAGTTTGATTATTATTCCGGAATCATTTTCATTCAGGATTATAGTGCTTCTAAGATTCCTGTTACTGCTTCGGCATATCTATATGTTGGAAAGTATCTAGATAACAAACTTGATGGTGTAGGCACCACAACAGTAAAGGACGAAGGTTCTAATATTACCACAGCCGTATCCTCATTTGATTTTGTCGGTGCTGGTGTAACTGCAGCAAATTCTAGTAATAATGTAACAGTTACAATCCCCGGCGGAATTGATTATGGAAGAACAGCCGTCACCTCTACAATAACCGCATCTGTTAGTAGTAGAATCCTAGGAGTTTCTGCTTCAGCAGCTTTAGAGATTAGATTACCTGCTGCTTCTGGATATTCTGCTGGACAATATCTTACTATTAAAGATGAAGGTGGCAACGCAAATTCTAACAATATTACAATAAAAACCAGTAATTCTGAAACTATTGACGGTCAAAGTCAAATTACACTTGAAAGTCCCTATGCAGCGGTAAACTTGTATTGTGATGGCTCTGCAAAATTCTTCATATACTAAGCGCCTTTGTATGTCTGAGAAACTATTTATTCATGAAAGCCCTACGGGGCTTTTGCTATAATATATCTTGGAGGATTTAAATATGGCTTATAAATTTCAATTAGGGGCTGCTGTACTCAGTGGGTCTCTTGTACAAGAAGGCGATCTGGAAGCGCAAGGTTCCGGTGAATTCACTTCTCTAAAAATTGCTGATGATGGTGCTATCGGCGCTATCGGTGATCTTGATATGATCACACTCGACGCTGGAAACGATGTTACTATCGCTTCTGATCTCGATCTTATCGTTGCTGAAGGCAAGCTAATGCTCGGATCAACAGCAATTACTTCTACTGCTGCTGAGCTTAACTTGCTTGACGGTGTTTCTGGCTTGATTAAGGCTGACTTTACTAAACTTGCTGCTGTTGACGCTTCTGCTGCTGAGCTAAACTTGCTTGATGCTGTTGCTCGTGGATCTATTATTCACGGTAATGCTTCTGGTGCTTCTGCTCTTTTGGCTAAAGGTAATGCAGATACTGTTCTTTCTTCTGATGGAACTGATATTTCTTACACGGCTGTTTCAAATGCAATGCTTGCTGGTTCTATTGCAAACAGTAAGTTGTCTAACTCAACAATCTCTGGTAAGGCTCTTGGTACAAACTTAGACGCACTTGCTGTAGACGATTCTTCTATCGAATACAGTGCTGGTTCAGCATTCAATGGTTCTGCTGCTTCAACTATCCGTATTAAAGAAGCTGGTGTTACTAGTGATATGTTGGCTGGTTCTGTGGCTAACGCGAAGCTAGCTAATTCTGCTGTAACTATCACTGCTGGTGACGGTCTCAAGACTGGTGGTTCTGTTGCACTTGGTGGATCTGTAACTTTGGATATCGATGCATCTGATTTTGCTGGAATTGGTATTGATGCTGATGGTTCTGAGAATCTAAACATCGCTGCTGCTCAAACTTCAATTACTTCAATCATTAATTCTTCTATGGGTAAGATCGGTACCGATGCTGCTCAAGAATACATTGATTTTAGTACTTCTAACGAAATTAAGTTTGCTGTTAACAATGCCCTTGTTGCTTCTGTTGAAGACGGAGCATTTGTTATTGCTGGTGACTTAAGAGTTAACGGAACTACAACTAGTGTAAACTCAACAACTATTAATATTTCTAGTTCTTTCACTTTTGAAGGACCTGCTGATGATCACGAAACTGTTCTTAGTTCAGGATCTCCTAGTGCAGACTCTACACTAACTTTGCCAACATTGAGTGCTGGTTCTTACTTCATTCCTGCTTTGGCTGATGCTGCTACAGATGCTTCTGCTGCTGTAACTGCTGCTGAATTTGCTCTCCTTGATGGTGGAAATTCTCGCGGAACAGACGCTCTTGCTGACGGTGACGGATTCATGCACAATGATGGCGGAACTATGAAGCAAACAAACGTTCTTAAAATGTTTGAGTACACTGTTGCAAAGGTTTCTGGAGATGTTGTAATTGCTGATACTGGTGCCGCAACTATCCAAGCTGCTGCTGTTGAAGGTTCTATGCTTAATGACAATGCTATCTCTGGACAAGCTGCTGCTTTAACATCTGGTTTGGCTGATACTGATGAGTTCTTGATTTCTGATGGTGGTCTCATTAAAAGAATGGACGCTTCTGTTCTTAAGTCTTATGTTTCTGATGCTGCTGCAGATGTTCAGAATGTTGCTGCTGCCGGAACACTTGTTGTTGGTATCAACTACTTCTCAGACATGTCTTCTGACGGTGAAGACGCTGTAGCTCTTCCTGCTTCTCCATCTGTTGGACAATCAGTTAAAGTTAAGGCTCCTTCTGATTGTAGTTCTGCTCGTTATATCACAATCAGCCGTGCTGGATCTCAAACAATTGACGGTGCAACCTCAATTCGTCTTGAATCTCCATTTGCTGCTGTTGAACTTGTATACGTAGCTAATGATCTTTGGAGAGTATTCTAATCTAAAGTCACAAGTTTTATCTTGGGGGTCGGGCTTTGCTCGGCCCTTTTTTTTGTTGTGAGATTACTATTTAATTCTAAGGAGAAATACTATGGCACACAATTATTCAAAAGGCGCAACCGTTCAAGGGGACATCAAGGCTGCTGATGACGCAGAGAGGAATACATTGATAGATTTTGGAGAAGATCAAATTGATTTTCAAACTTCTGGCTCTGTTAGATTAAGAATACAAAATACTGAATTGATATCGAATATTCCACTTACAGTATCCGGAGAAATCAGTGCCGCTGGTATGATTCAACCTTTAAACACAATAACAGGGGCGACCGGTCAAGTTGACCATGATTGCTCTAATTCGCAAATGTTTTATCATAGCAACATCGCAGGTAACTTTACCCCAAACTTCACTCAACTTGACCTTTCTAACAGTGAAATAACCAGTATTTCTATTATTTTAGACCAAGGGGGAACTGCTTACCTTCCGGATGCTTACAAAATAAATTCTACTGCTTCTAGTTTGTATTGGGAAGGGTCGGCGATGCCTACAGGTTCAGCCAACAAAGTTGATACGGTTGACCTTAAGATTTTGAGAGTCTCAGATTCTTATAACACTTTTGCTCGTTTTCATAATACCATTGAAATATCCAGTGGAGGCGGTGGCGTATCAATACCCAACAATGCTCTTACATTTTTGGATGCCTCAGACGCAAATAGTTATGGTGGTTCCGGAACAACTTGGGCTGATTTGTCCGGACAAGGAAATAATGCAACACTTGTTAATTCTCCAGCTTTTAGTAATTCAGACAAATGGTTTGATTTCACCGGTGGAAGCTCACACCACGCTACTCTTCCTTCTGGGTTTGCTGATTTTACAAATGGCGCAACCTACTTCTTTGTAGCTGATTTAGACTCCGGAGACAATTGGGAGAGACTACTAGACTTCAGTGGTGGCAGCAGTACTGCCATAAATGTTGGCCGTAAACAAACTGGTACAACCATGAAACTAGAATATTACAATCCTTCTAAAACTGGTACAGAGACAAATATAATTCTAAATAACACATTGGCTAGTTATTGCATCACAACTGATGGCACTAACGCTAAATTCTATAGAAATGGTTCATTAATCACAACTAACTCTTTCAATAAGACCCCAGATAATAATACGAGAACACAAAATTATATTGGTCGCTCAAGAAATGGTTCCGATGCTTATTTTGATGGCCAGCTGGCTGTAGTGGGGATTTTCAATAGAGATCTCAGCGCTAGTGAAATCTCAGACCTCCACAGTCATTATAATACTATTTACAGTTTATAGTAGAATTCGGCTTTTTCTTGCTTTTCTCACTATTTACATACGATACGTATTATTAGGAGTTATATTTAATGTCTTCAATGTTAGAACAAGCCATCGTAGATGCTCAAGCATTACGAGAGGCGGCACTTAAAAATGCCGAACAAGCACTTATTGAGAAATTCGCACCACAAATTAAAGACGCAGTTGAGTCTCTTTTAGAAGGACAACATGCACCAGCCAAGAAACAAGCAGCCTATGAAGGGCAAGTTTACAATGTAATGGAAGTCGAAGATGGTAAAGCAACAATTGGAAAATCAGGTCAAAAACCATTCATAGTTCAAGAATCTGAATTGAGCGAAGTTACTGAGAATCTTCTGCAAGAAGAAGAGGGAATGGCTATGGGTGGCGGAGCAGCTCCTGCGGCTGCAATTGAAGCACCATTTGCTGGTTCTCCTGTTTCTGATCCTAGTCAAACTGTTGAGTTCTCAATGGATGTTGAGGAACCAGTATATGAGTTTGACCTTGAAGCACTTAAGAATGATATTGATGCGGAAGAGATGGAAGATGAAACTATGGACGGTCCATCTGATCTCCTTGGGGATCTTGGCGGAGAAGAAGAACCTCCTGCTGAAGAGGGCGATGATGATCTCTTAGGTGGACTTGATTTGCAAGAAACTATGGATGATAAAGACGATGACGATCTCGTCAATGAAATCCTCAATCTCATGAACGAAATGTATGAAGATGACACAGAAGTTCTAGAAGAAGAACTTATTGTAGATATGAAGGCTACAAAAGATGGAACCTTTCAAACAAATGAGGGTGAATTAGAGTATCAAAGAGAGATGCAACTAGCCCATGAACAGTCCACACAATATAAAGAACAGAACGAAGATCTTAAAGAAAATAACAAGAAACTTCAAGAAACTCTTAAGAAATTTACACACAAGAATAAACAGTACAAAGATGCGGTTGAGAAATTGTCTAACAAACTCAACGAAACATTTTTGTCAAATGCAAAATTGCTTTACAGCAATAGAACATTAAGCGATGCCTCCTTGAATGAGCGACAAAAATCAAAAATTGTTGAAGCCATCGCAAAGGCAAGAACTCCCGAAGAAGCGAAAACTCTTTGTGAGACTCTCAATGCTACGGTAAACTCTGGAACAGAGAAAAGATCTCCCAGAACCCTAAGCGAGTCCGTTCAAAGAAAATCAAATCTATCAGGAATTCTTCCACGTAGAAACAGGCAAGCCGAAACTACTGAGACGCATACATTTGCTGATCATATGAAAAAGCTTGCCGGCATTAAATAACAATAATTTAAGGAGGTTAATATAATGTCTATAATTCAAACTTTAACCGAAGGTATCGTAAACCGCGACATGAAAAAAGAAGGGTCCGCTCTTCTTAATAAATGGGGAAAAACCGGTCTACTTGAAGGTCTTCAATCTTGAAGGTCTTCAAACTGAGCAACAAAAGTCAACTATGGCTCGCTTGCTCGAAAATCAAGCAAAAGAACTTCTTCGCGAAGCTAGCTCCATGGGAGCAGGTGATGTCGAAGGTTTCGCTGCTGTTGCTTTCCCAATCGTTCGTCGTGTATTCGCCGGACTTATCGCTAACGATCTCGTAAGCGTTCAACCAATGAGTCTCCCATCGGGCCTCATTTTCTTCCTTGACTTCGTATATTCACCAAGTCTTGGAACGGATGCTGCTGGTCAAGATAGCCGTTTTGGTAACCTCAAAAACGCTTCAATCTATGGTACTAACAAAGTTGGCGCTGGAGTAATTGAGGGTGTTGATCTTGTTGATGCTCGCGGTGGTGACCTTTCACAAACTCGTGGAATGGTTGGTTATGCTTATGGTTCACCTGAATCTACTGGCTTGGCTGGATCTGTTTCTGTAACCGGTTCTGTTGCAAACATTGGTATGAAGGCTATCATCACTCTTGATGGAAACTTGACTGATGCTGAGAAAAAAATTCTCAAATACGATCCAGATCTTCTAGCAAAAACTGCTGGTACAGAAACTGCGGTTGTTTTTGATATTGCTGATTCTCACTTTACCAACCCAGATTTTGATAACATGGCCGCTTTCGCTTTGAAAGAAATTCAAGACGGAACTGATTTGCTTCAAGCCCAGGGTATTTCTGAAGGACTAAGAGCATTTCTAGAAAGCAACGGTAGTGTCACATCTTGTGGTGCTATTACCGTTATTTCTCAAGTTCGTCGCTTGACTGATCATCTTACAGATCTTTCTTCGATTATCACTTCTGGTGCCGATGCAGTTCGCTTTACTATCGTAGATGCTGGTGGAACTTATACTGATGTAGTTAACACAGCAGCAACAGCCGTTGGTACAGATGCTTTGCTTCTAGGAGCAGTTCGTTACCCAGCAAAGGATGCTATTGGAGAGAAATCTTCCGGCGGTGGTGCTTTGGATGCATACACTATGCTTCTTGAGAACAATGCTGAAATACCAGAGATCGACATCAAGGTTGATTCAACTGCAATCACAGCGCAAACCAAGAAATTGAAAGCAAAATGGTCCCCAGAACTTGGACAAGACTTGAATGCTTACCATAACTTGGATGCTGAGGTTGAG